TCGCCCCCCGGTGCAGCACTACGGCCCACTCGTCGCTGATGTCGGTGATTTTGAACGGATACGGCGAAAGGGGCGAGCCGCCGATAATGAACCAGTCCGCCACATCCTGCTCTGCCGCGCGTTGCAGGCGTCGCAGTGTGCTTCTCGGGTTCACGCCGTCCTGTGCCCGAAGCAGCAGGTCATACGAATATTTCCGCAGCTTGGGCGCAATCCACTGGCTCCTTGCCCTCGCCCCGGTTCGGTTGTGGGTTGCCCACTCGCTTCCGCCCTGTCCTTTCAGGCCGCTCGGTGTCAGGATGCGCCGGTCGCTCACCGTGAATGACACCCCCATATAGCTCCCCAGCGCCATGTGCGATCTCCTCCTTACTTTGGCGGTGTAGTCCCGCCGCCCAGGCTGTCCTCGTGCGTGTGGTTGACAAGGCTTTTCCCTTGTATGACAATATCGCCCGCCGATGCCTCCGCCTTGATCTCCGGGGCCGACAGGTTGATTTTGCTCGGACTGGTCACGGTCACATCCCCCGCCTCTGTCACGGTGATTACCGCTCCGTTCAGCGCGATCTTTGCCTCGCCGCCCGACACTTCGACTTCCACGCCCTTTGTCACCGTCAGCGTGTACTTTCCTCCGGCGGACACGCTCAGTTCCCCCGCCGCCTCAATGCTCGCAAAGCTCCCGGCCTCGATGCTCACCGATGTTCCCGCCACAAGGCCGACGCCCGTTTTCGCATTCAGGCTGATGCTGGCCGAGCTGCTTTTGGCCTGGAATTGCCCGCCCGCCACCAGGCTGATGGGGCCTTTTGCTTCATCGAAGATTTCTCCGTTGCAGGTACGCCCGGTGCGCTTGTCCACATACTGCGTGTACACGCCCGTATTCTCGTCATACCGGCTGTAAGCCCGTCCCTTTTGGGAGCCGTATTCCTTTCGGTAAAGCCCCTTGAAGCCCTCCGCTGGGCGGTTTGTTTTGTTCCAGACCGTTCCCGTCGTCGTGGCCGCCGCAAGGCCGCTGCTGGTGTGCGCCACGCTGACGATCTGGCCGATCACCGGCATTTTGTATTCGCCGTTGCTGATGGCATTGATCTTCCGCGTCACGCTTTGCCCCCGGTCAAAGTATGTCACCTCATAGGTGCCCGCCTCATAGTCGATGGCGCTCACGCGCCCCGTGCGGTTCGTGCTTGCCACCGGCTATCCCTCCTTTCCCGCGATGCAATAGCTCGCTGGCACCCATCCGGTTACATTCTTTCCTACCGGCAGCTTTCCGCACCGCGCCGCCGTGTTGGTCATGCGGTATCTCCCGTTGATTAAGATGCCATCGTAGAAATAATAGGTTCCGCTCTTGTGGCACGCTGGACTTGCCGATGTGCTTGCCACATAGAAAGGCGCATTTGTCAGCGCCACCGACGCCCCCGCTTCGGCTCCCGCCGCCGAGCTGGCCGCATTGGCCGCCGGGCTTGTGGTGGCGTAGGCGCTGTCGTAATCAACGCCGCTGTCCTCCTCCGGCTCGTGGTACTCGATCTTCCCGCCCACATCCCAGTAGTGGAACGCAGTTCCGATGCCGCTGCACTCGAAATCCGTGGTAAGTCCGCTGGCGCTCACCTTATGCGTCACCTTGTCAACAAAGTATTTTCCGTCCAGCTTTCCGTACCCGGCCAGATTGATGCAGTTTCCCGCACTCACCAGCCAGTCCCCATCTACCCCGAAGCGCAGCCGTACCGTGCCGTGGTTGGCGTTGTTCAGCTCCGCGCACAGTTGGACGCTGGCATCATATACGCTTGTCGCTCTCCGGTTCACGCTCTTTGTGTGTGTCCCTCCGCCCACGCTGCACACGATGTCGATGTCCTTGTCCGCGTCGGTGTAGTTGAAGTACCCACCGGTGTATGTGCCGGACAGGGTGGTGGTATATGCAAAACTGCCCGGCCTGATCTGCGTCCGGTGGAAAGTCTTTACCGCTCGCTTTTCCTTGTACCGCTCCCGGTCATACACCCACAGCCGCCGGGCGTAAACTTTCAGGATAAGGCCGTAGTTTTTGCATAGCTGGTTGTAATAGCCGCTGTCCGTTCCGTCCTGCTCGTCGCACTCGATGTCATAATCGTCTGCATCGTAGGTGAACGCCAGCCCATACCGGCCCGCTATGGTCTCTCCAATTCTCTTGATGCTGGTGTTTTTCCAAATGGTTTCCCGCTCCAGCTCCGAAAAGTCGCTGTCGCTCGGCTTGCTCACGCCGCCGATCTGCAAGGTGGTTGGTGCATCAGAAAAGCTCACATCATCCAACACGAATAACCCGCACTCAATGATGCGCCTGTCTCCCTGCGCCTCCCAGTTGTACCCCCGGATGCGTGGGCGCAGCGTCGCGCCCTTTTCCGGTAGCCAGCCCCGCAGCCACTTTCCATCCTGTGCGTCCAGCGTGATGTCAATGCTGTCGCTGTTGTCTGCCGCGCTGTCGATATAGGTCAGGCTTTCGATTTCTCCGCCTACCTGCCCGGCAAACGGGGCATTGTTGTAGCGCACATCCAGCGCCAGGCTTCTTGCTCTAATCATAGTTCGCCTCATATTTCCACGGCGGCAGCAGTCCATTCCGTTCCTCCTCCAGCGCCGGGGTAGACAGTTCCACCCCGGCTTGGAAGATAAAAGTCTCAATGTGCGCTGCATTCGCCGCCATCAGAACATCGGCATGGTATTCGCTCCCATAGACTTCCTTGGCGATCATGTCCCATGTATCGCCGCTCTTAGTGATGTATGCCATACCGTCCTCCCGTTAATAGGCCGTCCGCGCATTCCGGCGCTGCATCTGGAGATACCACGCCTCAAATCTGGCCTGCGCCTCCGCCAGCGCCTCGTCGATTACGCTGCGGTCTGCGCTCCCTTGAATGGTGATCTGCGGCGCAAAGGTTATGCCTCCGCCGCCGATGCCGCCCTCCGCCGGGATGTCCGCCAGTTCCACCGGCCTGACGCCCAGCAGCTCACCGGCCTTGGCCCATGTTGCAAGGTTCTCCCGCCGCACAGCTCTCTGGAAGCTGATAACCGCCTCTGTGCCAGCCTCGCCCGCGATGCTCGCGCCGTTGGTAAATCCGCCCCGTGCCAGCATCGGAATTTCCGGGATATTCAGTCCGAATGTTTTTCCGCCCAACCCCGGCACCCAGTCCGGGATGGTGATATTTAGCCCATTGATGCCTGCGATTGCCTTGTTGATAAGCGTTATAACGGCGTTGATCGGGGCTTTGAACAGAGCGCCCAGGGTGTCGAAAATACCTGTGAAAATCGACCGCACACCCTCCCACGCCTGCCGCCAGTTGCCTGAGAACACGCCGGTGATGAATGTGATAACGCCTTCAAAGATGGTCTTTACCCCCGTGATGGCGTTGCTGATACCCTCGGAGAATACCGCGATGGCTGCCAGGACAGACGGCACCACCACCTGTCCGATATTCAGCAGGATGGTTGCGAGGGTGCGAATGACCGGCATAACAAATTGAATGGCCTGGCCGATGATCTGCGCCACCGTCATAACCGCCGAACCAATCCCGCTGATGATACTGGAGATATACGGGGCCGCCGTCTGGATGGTTTGCAGAATGACCGGCACCACCGTCTGCGTGATAAAGTTGAATATTCCCTCAATGATTGGCTTTACCGTTGTGTTGGAAAAGGTCACGACCTGGCCCACAACGCCCATCACCGATTGGAGCATCTGCACGATGCCGTCAAACGCCCCGGCAGCCGTCTCATTCCCGGCAAATATGCCGCCCTGTCCGAACAGCATTTCTCGGAAACCGGACAGCGCACTTGCCACGCCTCCGTCCACAAACAGCCCGCTGATGAAGTTACCCACATTGGACAGTGCGCCTGTGAACTTGTCAAAGATGGCAAGCCCTTGTTCTCCGAATACCCCGCCGACGATTTCCCGTATATACTCCAGGTTGTCACCCAGCAGGCTGACGACCGCAATAATGCTGGATACCACGCCCACGACCGGGAGCGCCCCGGACAGTAGGGTTCCGAAGCCGCCTGCGATTGGCCCCCAAATACTGCTCAGTATCCCAAGACCCCCGCTCGCAGCACCACCGATTGCCTTTACCGCACCGGAGCCAGCGATTGCGCTGAATGCTCCGCCTGCCTTGCCCAGCAGGCCGCCCACGGCCATTCCGGCTTTGCTCCCCATGATGGCAGCTCCCGCCTTGCCCAGCAGGCCGCCCAAGCCGCCTTTTGCGGCCCCCAGCAGTCCGCCCGCCGCAGTTCCCGCTTTACCCAGCAGGCCACTCAGGAGGCCGCCGGTCTTTGTGTTCCCGATGGCCGTTCCTATTCCTCCGAGCCACTGGCCCACTGCACTGTTCGCCGCTGCATTTTTGATTACGCTTCCCGGCCCAACATAGCCGGAGAGAAGCCCCGGCGTCCCAGCCGCGGCAGAGAGCAGGCCCGCTGTCCCCTTAAAGCCGTTTCCGGCCAGCAGGCTTGACAGCGTAGCTCCCATGGTTGCCTTAAATCCGTTTCCAGATACCGCCCCTCCAAAGGCGGACGCAAAACCGGCTCCGGCGCTCCCGGCTTTTCTCCCGCCCATAAACAGGCTTTTGATGCCGCCGAACAGGCCGCCGCTCCGCTTTCCTCCGCCTGCGGCATTTCCGCCGAACAGCATACCGCCCACGCCGGAAAGCAGGCTCTCCGCCGCCGGTGCCAGCTTCATTCCCGCAAAGGTGGCCGCCAGTATCCCGATGATATGGGCCACCTGCTCGCCGTTGTTCAGCAGGTAGTCCAGGCCCTTTTGGATGTAGGGCAGCGCCCAGTTCATCGCCGTGCCCAGCTTTTCCACACCGCGGCTCGCCAGTTTTCCCAGGCTCTCTGCGAGCTTGGTCAGCTCCGGCATATTCTCCCGTATGCCCCGGATGAACCCGATCATGGACAGTCCAAATTCCTTGTAGGCCGGGAGAAATGCGGTGCCGATGTCGTCCATCAGCGCAGACTTGGCGCTTCCCAGCATGGTTTCTATGGCCTCCGGCGTCGTCGCCTTGATGATGAACTCTTTTTCCATGCTCCCGCTCCAGACGCTTGCATTGGAAACCTCTTTCAGCATCCCTGTCAGGAGGCCCAGGTTTTGCGTAAGCTTGGCTCCGCCCTCAATGGCCCACTGTCCAAACAGGGTATTGAGCGTGGATAGCTTCTCAGCGTCCGGCAGGTTGTTCACTGCTTCAAACACTTTCAGCAGCGTTCCCGTGCCGTCTGTCTGCATTGACTTTGCGATTTGCGTCGCCGAGAACCCCAGTCGTTCAAATGCCGCTTCCTGGGCGGCTGTGGCCGTGCTGCCCTTTGTGATGTTGGTATAGATGCGCTTGATACTGGTTCCCACCCGGTCAGTGCTTACGCCCATGGCCTGCATACTGGCCGCGATGGCCGCCGTCGCCTTAACATCCACGCCTGCCAGTTGGCCCATGGATGCCGCATCATTCACGCTTTGGGCGATCTCCGCCGCCGTAGTGGCGTAGTTGTTGCCCAGGTAGTTGATGACATCCGCAACCTCCATGACCTGCTCGTGGTTCATGTTGAACGCCTGTTCCCATT